AGGTATGGATTACGGTGGGGACCGCTTCCGACGGGGGCTTCAATGCTCTGAAAAAGAATGTGCTGATGGTTTATCCCATCGGGGCAAAGCAGTATGTGGATGGAGCATGGGTCAACAAGGCTGCGGAAATTTATCAGGATGGGCAGTGGCGTGGCTTCAGCGTTCAGGCACTGTACCTCTATCAGCCGGGAGACCAGGACAGCTTTGTGGCGGAGGGCATGAGCAAAACGGGAAGCGGTTCGGATACAGCTGCCCCCGCTGTTACCTATGGAGAATCTTCCGCAGTTATTCTCCCGGGAAAGCGCAGCAGCGTCGGCACCTTCCGTGGCGGTATCATCCGCACGGCTGGCAAGATCGACTGCTCCGGATTCAGTACCCTTACCTTCGAGGGCACCGTGGAGGGCATCGCAGAGGGCACAGGTGAGCTGAACATCTGGTCAGAAATGGGCTCCGCACAGATTACCAACCGGGTGAAGTACGCTTCCCTGGCAAACGGTTCTGCCCCTGTCGCCATCGACGTTTCCGACCTGGACGGCAGCTATTACATTGGTATGGGCTTTGACAGCAGCAACGTGCAGATCATGGTCACCATGACGGCGCTGAGATTGGAGTGATGGCATGAGCAACAGCAAACTGGCTGACATCGTGATGCTGTCCCCCAACAGCAGCCCCAGAACGGCGAAGATTGATACCATCACCATCCATCACATGGCGACGGTTTCCTCTGCGGAAGCCTGCGCGGCGTCCTTTTTGCCTCTTTCCCGGAATGCCAGCGCAAACTACTGTATCGGCAACGCCGGAGATGTTGCCCTATCCGTGGACGAGTCCCGCAGGTCCTACTGCAGCTCCAACAGAGATAATGACAACCGTGCCATTACCATCGAGGTCAGCAACAGCGAAAGAGGCGGCGACTGGCCCGTATCCGACGCGGCGCTGAATAAGCTGCTGGACCTCTGCGAGGACATCTGCCGCCGAAACGGCATCGAAAAGCTCAGCTACACCGGCGACCTGAGCGGCAATATGACGCTGCATAAGTGGTTTGCCTCCACCGCCTGCCCCGGCCCTTATCTGGAAAGCAAGATGCCCTGGATCGCGGAAGAAGTGAACCGGCGGCTGGGAATCGAAGCACCTGCGGAAGAGAAGCCCATCTACCGGGTACAGGTTGGTGCTTTTGTCACCAAGGACTTTGCGGAAAGGCTCAGAGATGAGCTGCGGGAGGCGGGCTATGCTGACGCCTTCGTCACAGAGGCGGGAGGTGATACCAATGGGTGAAGGAATCCTCGCCGCCCTGATTACCGGCGGCTTGTCTCTGGTGGGTGTTATTGTCAGCGGTATGCTGACCGCCAAGAAGACCGAGACGGCAATGAAGGTAAATCAGGCCGTGACCGATACCAAACTGGATGAGTTGACCAGAGAGGTCCGTACCCACAACAATTTTGCGCAGAGGATGCCTGTGGTTGAGGAGCAGATCAAAGTTATCAACCACCGCATCACTGATCTGGAAGCGTACCACAAACAACCTGTTAATAATTAAGGAGGACGAGAAAATGATCAACTGGAAAGTAAGAATCAAGAACCCCGTATTCTGGGTGCAGATCGCCGTGGCAATCGTGCTGCCCATCCTGGCCTATCTGGGCCTGAGTTGGGAGGATATGACCAGCTGGGCGGCCTTCGGCGGCATCTTCCTGGAGGCCATTAAGAATCCCGTGATCCTGGCATCCGTCATCGTATCCGTCTGGAATGCCATCAATGACCCCACCACCAAGGGCCTTGCCGACAGCACTCGGGCGATGACCTACGACAAGCCCAACTGAGGAGAGCCTATGGCAAAAGGCGGAATCCTCTGGAATGCGGTTATGGTTGCCGACTTCCGCAAGATAGCTTGCCTTACAGAGGATGAAGATAAGGTCCTGGCAGCCTGGGCAAAGGGCTGGAGCAATGTAAAAATGGCGGATAAGCTGGGAATGTCGGACAGAACCGTCAGCCGCCATCTGGAGAGCATCCGAAAGAAATACGATGAAGTGTGCATCTATTCTCCGCTGCTTCCTCCTCGGAAATGAAAGAAACCCTCCCCGTAAAAAGGGAGGGTTTTTCTTTGCCTTTTGGCGGAAAGATGGCGGAAATATGGCGTGATATAGGCAAATAGACGGCGAGTTGAACCCCTAAAAATTTAGTACAGTAAAGGTGGATCGGGGAGATCCCCGGTACTAATTTTAGGAGGATAAAAATATGGAAATCGAGAGAGACAATAACACCCGTGGAATCGCAACCGGTGGCCTTACGACCGGTATCATCGGCACCGCACTTGGTGTCCTCAACAATGGTGGCCTGGGTAACATCCTGGGCGGCGGTTGGGGCAACAACTGTGGCGGCGCAATGTTCGCTTGGGAGCGGGAACTGTCCTGCAAGGATGCTGAAATCGGCAGTCTGAAAGCTGACCTGGCTACCGACCGGAAGATCCTGGAGCTGTACCAGTATGTTGATGGCAGAATGAGAGGCATCGAGGGCCAGCTGGCACAGCAGGCCGTGGTGAACGCTCAGATCAGCGCAAACCTGAGCTGCCAGCAGCAGGCTATCGCTACCCTGAACGGCCTGACCAAGACCGTTATCCCCATCGCCAGCATCTGTCCCGAAGTGATGCCCCGCTACAACAGCTTCGTGACTCCCACCACCGAGACTACTGCGGCAGGCTAACAGCCAGAGAGGAGGGCGGGAAACCGCCCTCTATTCTTTATAGGAGGTAATTATGGCTTCTATTCAACAGATCCAGAAGGGCGCTGTGCGGTTCGTTGACAATGAGATGGTTCCGGCATTCGTTGGGGCAGAAAAGATCCTTGTCGGCGGAGCTGCGGCTCTTATGATTGCTAACATGGAAAGTATTATTCAGCAGTACGCAAGCCACCCGATGGTTGCAATGCTGGGTGTTTATAAAGATGGGGATGTAAATGTCGATGCGCTGTATCAGGCGTTTGCTCCCAGAATTGGAACCGAAAAGATCCCTGTGAAGTTGCCGATGGTCGGTACCCTGAAGGTAGGCAAAGCTGAAATCGACAAACTCTATCAATACATAAAGGAGGCGTAAGCCATGATGCATATCACAAAAGCGAATATCGAGAGTGAAATCACAAAAATGCTGGAGCACTCTCCTATGACATTTGATAACCTGGAGCGGTATGTTCTGCTGTGCAAGGCAATGAAGTATATTGACCATACCGACCGGGAGTTTACCGAGGCGGATGCCAGAGAGTGGGTCAGCCACATGGACCCGCCTGCGAGGTGGACCATGGAGCAGACCACCGCGGTCATGAAGCAATACGGCTACAGCTACAAGCCCTGCGTATTTTACGCCGTGATGAATATGCTGTGGTCCGACTACGGCAAGACCGTCGTGAAGCACGGCATGGACAACCTGGACTTCTGGGTAGATATGGCGCACGACTTTATTGATGACCATGATGCCGTGGATATGAAAGTGGGCAAATACTGGCGGGACATTGTGAAGCGTTAAAAAAATCCCTCCTGATTTCTCAGGAGGGATAATTTCTTGCCACGGTTATCCGCAAAAACTGGGATGTGACAATTACTATTGGTACGGCGAAACTAGTACCGAGAGTTATTGTCACTCCGTCTTGTGTGGTGTCGATGTGGCCAGTGGGGTCGGAGTCCAAAAGGGTCCAGATGGTGATGGAGTCCTCAGCGACTTCCACACGGTAGACGATGGACATTAGGGCGGCATCTTCTGTGTGGATGATGTAGTCCAGAATGTCACGGAGGCGATTCTCTGGGATGGAGGCTGCGTCTACGGACCGCTTGATGGCGTTCAGGTCCGCGTTTATCTCGGCTTTGCGCTTTTCCAGGGCCGTTATCTTTTCCTTCAGGGAAGGGCTGGAGAGCCCGCTGAGGATGGCATCGATGGCATTGTCCAGCTGCTTCTGGATCTCCCGCTCCTGCTCGATCAGGGCGGCAAGGCGTTCGACGGAGCCGACTGTGATCTGCTCTGCCTGGTCCCGGAGAATGCGGATCAGGCCGTTTACCTCGCTGGGGGAGCCGAGGACATTTCGCAGGGCCTTGGCTACGACGCGCTCAAGCTGGTCCACACTTATGGGAGAGGCTTCACAGTTGTGTAGCCGCTTTTTTCCTGTGCAGCGGTAATAGTAATACTCGCCCTTGGAGGTGGAGATGGTCATGGCGGACTTGCAGGAGGCGCAGAATACTTTCCCTCGGAGGGGATATTCCCGGTTCTTTGGAGGTCTACCGCCCTGCTGCCGCTTGTTCTGAGCCATCCGCTCCTGGACAATTCGGAAGGTCTCCTTGTCGATGATGGCAGGGATGGCATCCTCTATGCGGATGGGGTCCTCGCCGTCCTTGGCGTGGGTATTCCGGGTCCCGTCCTCCCGATAGGGGGACTG